GGAGACTTAGCATGAGTGAGATAAAAGTAGATACCCTCACAGGCAAGACCACTGCTAATGACATCACCGTGACTGTTGGTGCTACTGCTACCGCTAAGTTAGAACAGGGGTTGGCAAAGGCTTGGTTTAAATATGACCACATTAACACAAATATAGATGATAGCCTTAACGTAAGTTCTGTAACTGACACAACTACAGGCGAGTACGAAGTCTTTTGGACATCCAACTTTAATAATGCACATTATGCTATGGCTTTGATTGGCGACTCAAGCACCAGCCACTCACATCCCGCTTGTTATGTAGAAAATGATTCCGATTCTAACCAAACAACTTCTCAGTGCGGTTTTGAGGGACGAGGCGGCACTAACGGCTCAAAGTTTGACCAGATTAATTTTGGCATTATTCACGGAGACTTGGCATAATGGCACTAGGAAAAATTAAAGCAGATACGCTGGAACACAGCACCTCTGGCTCTGTAGATACGAAGTATGTTGTCGAGGGTAGTGCTAAGGCGTGGGTGAGTATGGATGCTGGGCAAACAATAAATGATAGTCTGAACACAGCATCCCTTACCGATAACGCGACAGGAGACCACACCGCTAACTGGACAAACGCATTATCACTTGCAAATTATGCGGTGGCAACATTTAGCAGGGCAACAACAACTTACATGCAAATTGCCACTCCAGAAGGACCGTTTACCACAACTACCGTTACTATAAATACACATCAGTCTAACAGCCTAACTAAAGGCGATAAAACAGAAAACGGCATAATGGTTCAAGGAGAATTAGCATAATGCAGACACCAGAATTTCAAGGCACACACTTATTTGACCGTTTGTGCTGGGCAAAAGAAAACCTAGAAGGTTATCAGTCTGAGTATCGTGTAGTATACGAAGACAACATAGACGAATGTGCAAAGATACTTGTGCCTGACCCAAACTGGATGGCTTGTGCGCTACAGGGCGGTATCCTACCACCAGTGCAGGTATACTGGGAACTAGCTAAAGACGAAGCACAACCAGACTTTAAGAAACATACTCGTGGTTACTTGCTACACAACACAAAGCCTGTCGAAGCTATGACAGAAGAACAGGCGATAGAATACTTAATTATGAAAGATTGCCCACAGCACGTATGGCGCAATTGGGATGAAGGCAACAAACCTAAACTGGTTATCTGCCGCAAAGAACAGCTTCCGGGTACACGTGAGTGGCGCAATGCTTGGAAGATTACTGAAGAACTGAGCGTCACTGAATTGGCTGCATAAGGAGAAAACTAATGGCACCAACAACATACATCGTAGACAAGGACGGGAATCAGATTGATGCTTCAACCGCAACCGTTCCTTCTGACCGTCACTTTCGTGGTGCATGGTCATTAAGTGGTAGCGTCATTTCAGAAGATATGACTGCTGCTAAAGTTATCTTCAAGGACAAAATCCGTGAGGTTCGCGCACCACTGCTTGAGGCAGAGGATGTCGTGTATATGAAGGCTCTTGAAGCTGATGATGCAGATGCAAAGACTGCTTCTGTCAATAAGAAGAAGGCTTTGCGTGATGCACCTGCTGCAAAAGCAATTACAGATGCAGACACGATTGCTAAACTCAAGGCAGCTTGGGATACATCTGTGCTGGGTGACAGCCCTTACGCATAAGGAAATAAATTATGCCCTTAACTAAAATTGGGACTGGTGCGTACAACACTGGTGGTATTATACAAGTTCAGCGACATGTTGAAGACGGTCTAACCAGTTTTACACATAATTCAAGTGCAACGGCGCACCGACTGTTACTTGCATCAAATGCGGCAGATAGCACATCTCATGTTAGCGTTAGTATTACGCCAACATCAACTAGCAGTAAAATTTTGTTAATGGCTCATGTTTTTTATGAAGGAAGCACTGCACCTCACGAATTTCTTTGGTCGTTTCACAGAGACACAACATTTATAGGTGCGCCAGCAAGCGGCAGTAACAGAAGGCGAGGAATGGCAACAACAGGAGAAAACTATGCCGTGTCGGTTGATACCGCTAGTACCCCTGAAAGCGTGTCATATCAATTTGTAGATAGTCCAAGTTCTACAAGCGCAATTACTTATTGCGTTTCTTACAATACAAGTGCAACCAGCGGAACATTACATTTGAATAGAACAGTAGTGAATGATGACAGTGCTTCATATGAACTTGGAGTTTCATCTATTATTGCAATGGAAATAGCGGGGTAACACATGCCATACATAGGAAAATCCCCAGAGTTCGGTGTTCGCAACCGCTTCGTGTATCAGGCTACTGCTAGTCAAACGACATTCAGTGGTAGTGATGCAGATGCAAAGACATTAAGCTATACAGACAGTCTGTACATGGACGTGTATCAGAACGGTGTGCTTCTCAAGCCGGGTACTGACTATGCGGCTACAACAGGTACAAGTGTTGTATTAGTTACAGGTGCCAGCCTGAACGACATCGTTGAGATGGTGGTGTATGACACCTTTGCTGTAGCAAGCAGCTACACTAAGACAGAGAGTGACACACGCTATCCCTTCAAGGGTAACAACAGCATCATCCGTTTGAATGGGCAGACCATTAGCGCAGACATCACGATTGACAGCGATGAGAATGGCGTGTCGGCTGGTCCGATTACACAGAACGCAACCGTCACTGTTAACGGTTATTGGAGTATCGTATGACCAGCGTATTGAATGTAGATACTATTGCGGATAAGGCTGGCACTGGTCCGGTTGGGTTGACTAAGCAGAGTGCGGCAAAGGCGTTATTAAATTATCAACAAAACACACCGACAATAAGAAACAGTTTTAATGTTTCTTCAGTAACAGATGTGTCAACAGGTATTGCAACAGCAAATTGGACTAATAACTTTGACAGTGCCAATTATTATCCAAACATAATGAGTCATTCGGACGCATCAGAACTTTATACAACAAATTCTACACGTTCCACTCTAGCTGGTGCTAATGCTGTATTTACTACATCTGCACATCAATACTTAACGCACAATATTGGGGGTAGTGTTATAGATGGGTATTATAACACAGGACAGTATCATGGAGACCTCGCGTAATGGCTAGTATTCTTAAAGTAGATGACCTAAGAGGTAACACAACGGCTAACGATATCACTGTTACCGTTGGTGCTAGTGCTACGCAGTCTCTGCACGATGGTTTAGTAAAACATTTTGCTAACTTTGATGGTAGAGGAAATACCTTTTATGGTTCGTTTAATGCGTCATCCGTTACAGATAATGCAACTGGCGATTACACCATTACAGTTACGACTGCCTTCAATGATACCTCAAATATGGCGTTTACTGGAATTGCACAAGACCAACAAGCTAGTAACAAGCATCAAACGGCAGTAGGATATACTAGGCACGGTGGCGCACCAAACACAACCACAACGGCTAGATATTCAACAAATTTTGATGGTCAAACAACGACTTTAACTGATATGGACGGTATTCAAAATATTGGAGTGGGAGACTTAGCATAATGGCAAGCGAACTTAGAGTAACAACCATTGCCAACAATGCTGGCACCGAAAGTGTAAACACTACCTATGTCGTTAATGGTACTATAAAGGTATGGATTAATGCAAATAGTGCAAAAACAACAATCAACGACAGTCTAAATATAAGTTCACTTGACGATGATGGTGCTGGGGATTTTGGTTTAAACTTTACGACTTCCTTTAGCACTGTAAATTATAGTTGGGCAGGTGGTCTTAATGATGGCGGAACAACAACGGCAATGTGGCAAGTTGATTGCACAAACGGAACTAACGCAACAGGTTCTATAGATTTTGAAAGTTACTATGTTACATCATCAAATAATCGAACCAACAACGATAATTATTGTCACCTAAACTTTCAAGGAGACCTAGCATGAGTAAAGCAGCAGAACTAGCGGCACTCGTTGGCGGTCGCAACAGTATTGAAGGTTTTAATAACATCAAAGAACAGCTTGTGATGCTTTGTGATGGTAATGATTATACCGTAAGTAGCGGAACCTACACATCAACTAGCGTAACAACGTCGCAAACACCGATTGCGACATATGCTGATGTAAATGGTTCAAGCATCTCATATACGCCGCCAAGTGGCACAACTATGGTGCTTTATGAATATATCTTTACTTTTGCCTTCAAAGACAATTATCCAATATGTCACTTCAAATTTTTTATTGATAGTGACGAAGTTACATATGGAAGGCACTCCATTGGTTTTTCTAACAATCCACAATTGTTGAATAGTATGAGATATACAATACCGATTGGTGGAACAGCAGATACAACAACAGGCCGACAGGCTACTTGGACAACAGCTAAGACGCTTAAACTGCAAGTAAGAATGTACGGTGGTAGTAATGAAGGTAGATTATTTCAATCAAAACATTGGGATGGTTCATCATCAGACCAAATACATATGCCAAAACTTATGGTCACATCTTATGGGTAAAAACAATGACTGATGGAATGACTGAAGAAGAATATAAGTTGTACTGTTTGCGTGGCACAAGAGATGTGCTTTTGCAAAACACAGATGTATGGGCTTTATCTGACCGCACTATGACGCAAGCGCAGATAGACTACCGTCAGGCTTTGCGCGATATAACCAAATCAGCTACGTCTCTTGATGACGTAACTTGGCCTACCAAACCATAGGTGTTAACTAATGGAACTCTCAAGCATGATGTTCTGGAACATTATCCTGACGCTGGTTATTGCACCTGCGCTGTGGATGTTTCGCAACCAGATGGCAGAGATTAAGCGCATAGACATATTACTGAATAGAACACGCGAAGACTACGCTACAAAGAATGAATTAAGAGAAGACATGAACCGTGTCATGGAAGCATTACATCGTGTCGAAGATAAACTAGATAGGGCATTAAGTAAATGATGCAGTTTAAAGCATTTAAGCCAGAGGCTATGAACAAGATTGCTAAGACTATGGGCTATTCTGGTGACATGAATAAGTTCCAAGAGTTTATTGAACAAGACCCACAGCGTCAGCAGCAGATGAATATGTATACTAATGCTGCTAAGATGATGGCACGTGGTGGTGTGGTTAAGATGCAAACAGGTGGTACACCGCCAGTAACACAAGGTATGCCACGTGGCACTGTAACAAACCCACAAGCAACACAGGCTGCTACACCAGTATTTACTGGGCCGGGTCCGTTAACTGCTGGTCAACCCGGCGTTGGTCAGTTTAGTGTAGAGCAAATGTACAACCCCGGTTTGCCTATTGGTGGCACCACCATTGCTGCACAAACGCCAACTACAACAGCACAAGACGTAGCTACTGGCACGGGTCAAGTAACGGGACAAGTAGCTGTTCCTACAGCACAGGCTGCCACAGCGCAGGCGCAAGCTCCTGCAGCAATACAAGCTAATACAATGCAGTCTACACAAGCTGCACCCGGTGTAGACGCTGCAGTGCAAGCCACTCAAGCGGCACAGGCTAATCCTGCAGACCCTCGCGCACAAGTTACTGCTGCCCAGCAAACAACGTCTTCTGTGGGCAATTTACAGGCTGCACAGGGCAATGCTACTCTTATAAACAATCCTGTACAAAGACAAATACAGTCAGGCGAATTAATTACAGGAACAGGTGTAGACGCTAACGCTGTAGCACAGGTAACTGCACAAACGCAAACTGCAGCAGCTTCTGCTAATCCATCAGCACAGGCTTTAGTGCAGAATCAACTTGATGGTTTGATGCAACAATTTGTAGGTGGTAACACACCAGCATGGGCTGCAGGTGCTATACGCAGTGCTAACTCTGCAATGGCTGCGCGAGGATTAGGTGCTTCATCATTGGCTGGGCAGGCTATTGTACAGGCGGCTATGGAAAGTGCGCTGCCAATTGCACAAGCTGATGCACAAACAATTGCACGTTTTGATGCACAGAATTTATCTAACAGACAGCAGGCAGCAATGTTAGCTGCAGAGCAACGTGCTAAGTTTGTAGGACAAGACTTTGACCAAGCTTTTCAAATGCGTGTGCAGAATGCATCTCGTGTGGCTGACATAGCTAATCAAAACTTTACAGCAGACCAACAGATTCAATTAGAGAATAGTCGTGTAGCAAACACGATGAACCTAAACAATTTATCTAACAATCAGGCTTTGATAATGTCACAGGCTGCAGCTTTAGCGCAGTTAGACACATCTAATTTAAGTAATAGACAACAGGCTGCTGTGCAAAATGCACAAAACTTTTTGCAGACTGACATGGCTAATTTATCTAACCGCCAGCAAACAGACTTATTTAAAGCACAACAGCGTATACAGTCATTGTTTACAGACCAAGCTGCTGAAAATGCAGCAAGACAGTTTAATGCATCTAGTCAAAATCAAGTTGACCAATTCTTTCAAAATTTGGCTACTCAGACATCACAGTTTAATGCAACACAAGCTAACGCACAAACTCAATTTAATGCGGGTCAAGAAAATACAGTAGAAAGATTTAACGCAGAACTAAACAATCAACGTGACCAGTTTAACGCACAAAATCAAATGGTCATTGCACAGTCTAATGCACAGTGGCGTAGGCAAATTGCCACAGCAGATACAGCATCTATTAATCGTGCTAATGAATTAAACGCTAATGCTGTATTAGATATTAGCCGCGAAGCGTACGATAATCTGTGGCAATATTATGCTGATACCATGGAATGGGCTTGGACTTCTGCAGAAAATGGCTTAGATAGAAACAATAGACTAGCTGTAGCTAACATAGATGCATCCACTAGAGCCGCAGTAGCAAAAGAAAACTCTTCATCTGCTATGGGAACTGCTGTGGGTGGACTGGTTGGCACACTTGGTAGTGCATGGATTAAGGGTAGCTTTGGAGTTTAACAATGTCGCAAGAAGATTTATTTAAAGCTGACCATATTCTAGCTGCTTATGCAGACTTTTTGCGTGGTGCAAGGAATGTTTCTGCAGAAGAAAAGCCAGCAGAGACTTCTGGTTTACTAACACCACGAAAGATGATGGATAAAAAAGAAAAAGACAATAAAGAACCTGCTGATGTTGCTTTAGAAGCATTTAAAATAATACAAGAAAAGAGAAAAAGTGTAAATGGAAACATCTCCTGAATTTGATGCACCTATTCCCGGCATGTCACTAACCCACGAGTTGGGTGCTAGGCCGTGGCAATCACCACCACAGTTTCCTACTGTAGAGGGTGCTGTTGAATATTACATAGAGCGTATGACAACAGAAGAATTTAAGAGTCAACTGTTTGATGTTCTTGAAATGGGTGTTAGTGTTACGGCGTTAGTGAACACAATACAACTTGCTAGTGTTATGGATGGTGTGCATACGGTAGACGTAGGCATACTTGTATCTCCAATACTTATGGAGTTTATTATGTTGTTAGCAGATAAGGCTGGTGTTAAATATACTACAGGTTTAGAGGACACAAAAGAGCCAAGAAAAACATTAGTTCTAAGGTCACTTAACAAGTTTAGAGAAGAGACGGATGAATCAGCAGAAGAAGAAGACAGAGATATTGAAACTGTTAATGCTGATACTCCAGAAGAAAAACCAGCAATGCCGACTGGACTAATGGCTAGGAGACAGTAATATGTTTAGTGGTAATTTTGCAAAAGGATTTTTAACAGGTGTTGCTGAATCCGTTGACCGTGAAATAAAAGCGGATATGGATTTAATGGAGAGAAGAAAAGAAAAAGTTAGAGACATAGCTTTAGAAAGAGGTTTAACTGAGGCTACTAGATATGAACAAGAAGTACGTGATAACTTAAAAGAAATAAAAGAAATGGCTGGAGCATTAAATACTGATGCAGACACCATTCAATTTTTGTATGAACAAAAAGGTAGTTTAGAAGCCACAAAAGCCTATGTAACACAATTGAAAGAGGCACAAGCTGCGATGGGTGGCCCGACCCTTGCGCCATTAAGTTCTCTACTAGACCTAGAACAACGAACGGATGGAAAAACATCTGCTCTTCAATTAGCTAGATACATTACCACACCTGTAAAAAACTATGATATAAAAGCTGCTGGGGACATACGGCCCGGATTTATGAAATTATTCGGTACACCTCAAGCTGCACAAACAAATTTAATAGCTGAAGTAGATAGAGATTTAGCTATTGCTGGTGTACAAAAAACATCATTAGAGGATATACCAGACCCAATAAAAGGAAGATTGGCATATGATTGGCAGTTAAGTTTAGGTAGAAACGCAGCCAGCGATTATGCGAATATGGGTGCTATATTGTCACAACTTACTGTAAAAATAGGTGAAGCTGAAGGACCACAAAAAGAAATGCTACAAAAAGAAGCTGATGCTGTTAAACAAGCACAGCAAGTAGCAGCTAATAAGCTAACCTTAATTGATAATAGAGGTCAACGAATAGATAGAGTGGATATAAAAGACATAAAAGCAAGAGGTATTACACAACTTGCTAATCTACATGGTATTGGTTCTGACCCAAATCACTACAATGCAGGTGGTACTTGGATTGGTGGTGCTGAACATGCGGAACAAAGAGTGATACTAGATGCTGCGGAAGATTCTTTAGTGCCTATTTATAACGATGCAATGGAATTAGGTATAGACCCTTCAAGAATTGAAAGTGTAATATCAAACGCTAGAAGAGTCAATGTCATGCCAATTATAAAAAATGGAGAGATTTTTATACCGTCAGAAGAGTCGGAGCAAGTGCCATTGTTTGACGTTCAGGCTGTATCTCCTAAAGGTAAACCTTTGTTTTCCAACTCTCCGCTTTACAAGCCGCCGGGTTCTGGACTTAGCCCTGCACCGGGAGCATCTTCTAGTAGTGCGTCAGTGTTACAACAAACTCCTGCTGCTGCTAAAATACAATCGGCTGTCTCAACTATACAAAATACTAATGACCCTAAAAATAAAAGAGCTGCAGGTAATGTTGTAATGCGTATACTTAGACAACAAAATCAAGCAATGAGTCAAGCAGATTTGTACAAACTCTTTGAACAACAAACAGGTGTAACTCCACAATCTATCGGAGTTCAATAAAATGGCGTATCAATTTTATGAACCAGAGGATTTAAATAAAGAAGTTCTCATGGAGAACGAAGACTTTTTAGAAGATGCTACATATTTTTTAGCTGAACGAGAAGACTTTCATTCTTCTGACCCAGAAGAACTTTACGATAGATTTATGGAACATTTCCGTTATCAAAACGTAAATGAAGTTACTGCTATACGTGACTACAATTATGTGCAAGATGCTGATGAAGAAGGTAAGCAGCGTTTTGGAAGACTAATGGATACATTTGATAGGATGGACTCCGATTTTGGACTTAACGCTGCCCAAGATTATTTGGGTGGCGTTTTTACTGCGCCTTCAACTTATGCAGGTATGTTTTCTTTTGGTGCTGGAAAAGCTGCATCATTGGCAGGTCAACAAGGAATTAAACTAGGCATTAGAGAAGCTATTAAATCTGGTGCAAAAACAACAGGACTAGGTTCTTTAGCTGTTGAAGGAACTGCTGCTGGTGTTACAACTTTAGCAAATGAAGCGTCTAGGGTAGAAGGTAGAATTAAAGAAGATATAGACCTAACCAATGTAGCATTATCTACAGCTTTAGGCACGGTAGCCGGGGGGACTTTTGGTACAGCAACTGGGACAAGACGAGCTTTAACAGAAAACTTAGGTAGTAGAATTGCTAGAGTTAGTAATAAAAAATCAAGAACTGCATCTGAACTAGCTCACAAAACAACTACTAAAGAAGTGCTTGAAGATGCATCAACTAAAGAGACAGCTAATACTGTAAGAGATTTTTTGTACAAATCTGCAGAGGAACGTCTAGTTTTACAGGCTGGTAAACCAAGAAAGGCTGCTTTATCAGAGACCATACCAGAGTTTCTTAAAGCTGGTGAAACTGTTAAAATAGAAAAGGGTGTTTCATTTAGTGCTAAACAAATGGACAACATATCTGCTGCTGTTGCTAAGTTAGATAAATTAATTGACACTAAAGCACCGGGTTTGCGAAAAGATTTACCCGATAATCTTATAGAACGTGTTACCTCTCGCTTTACTAGAGGACTTGAGCTTGTTAGTGTTGATGAACTAGCAGGCATAATGAAAGCACATAATGTTACTAAAGAAGAATTAATGGCGGTTTATCCTACCATTGTTTCTGAAAGTGCTAGGATACTACAGCAACAGGGTGCAAGAGCAAAACAATTATCTAAAGCAGAAAAAGAAGCCTTTGGCAGAGCAGCACAACAACTTGATGAGTTTGATTCCTTTTTAATTAAACAGGGTATAGACCCTATTGACTATTCTAAAGAGGCTAGAAAACAAGTAGAAGATGCTGTAGGTAGAAGTGTTCCAACAAGAATAAGTAGATTTTTTTCTCATGTTGCTAAAGCACGTGTTGGTTTAATGACAGTTAAACTTAATACAACTATCAGAAATACTACTAATGGTTACATGAGAAACTATATCTATGCTATGGATAATTTTGGGGAAGGGATGGTTCACCTAACTAAAGGTAAACTTAAAGACCTTGTAAATCCAACAGATGCACAGATAACTGCCGAAGCTAAACGTGCCACACGTATGGGTGTAGCTAATTTAAAAACAGGACTAGATTCTGTAATTTTAAAAGATTTACAATTTGGCATGGAAAGTGCCAACACAAATGCGTTGTTTAAACTTCTTGCAAGTGAAGAGCAAGGCAAGCAAGAAATATTTAAAAAATTAATTAGGCAAATGGGAGATGTTGCAAACATAACTGATTCAGATGGTGGGCTTATAGGGGTAGCTAGAACATTAAATACATTAAATACAATGTCAGATAATATGTTTAAACGTGCTATATTCGCTAGAGAATTAAATAAATCTATTATGAGCAAACCTGTAACTGTTGCAGTAGATAAGGTAAGACCTGATGGTGTAAGAATAACTTCTGAAAAATTAAATTCATTAGATGAAGTAATGAAAGCTGGACAGTTTAGGGCCATATCAGATGAAACATTTCAAAAAGCTATGGATGAAGCGTTTGATTTTACGTATCAAACAGGAAACTTTAAGAACAGGGTTGGCGGATTTAATAGAATTGCAGATGGCATAATTGGTACGTTTTCTACGGCACTAGGTAGTACATTCGTACCCTTTCCTCGTTACTTAGTTAATCAATTTCGTTTTGCATATGAACATGCACCGCTTTTAGGCTTAATAAATTTAGGTGGAATATCAAATAAAACAGGCGGTAAAGCTGGCATCCGGGGAACGGATATTGGATTAGGAGAAATAGCTAGATTAAATTTAACTGAAGAAGCAATTGGAAAACAATTTGGCGGGTTGATGACACTAGGTACTTTTATGGGATTAAGGTATAATTACGGAGATGCTACGACAGGTCCGTTTGAATATCGTGACCCCTTTACTGGTGATAAAGTAGACGCACGTGCATCAATTGGGCCGTTCTCCGCATATGCTTGGCTTGCAGACTTAATGTATAGAAATAATATAGGCGGTTATAGAGAAGAAAAAATAGTAGATGGAACGCCAGAAGTTTATACCGGAAAGCCACTAAGTGTTAGAGAATTTGTGCAAATATTTACAGGTGGACAGGGACGTGCAGGCACACAACTAGATTTAGTTGACGGTGCTGTTAATATTTATCTGGAAGCAGGGGGAGATGATGCACAGGTTAGTCGTATAGAAAATGAGGTAGCAAAATATATAGGTAATTATATAAATACTTTTACCATAGGTGCTGGCATGATAAAAGATGTAGTAGCCACTGTAGACCCTAGCTTTAGGGTATTACCAGACAATACAGACGTAAACTTTTGGGACTACGTATTTAAGCAAGCAACAAAAAGTTTGCCTATAGCACCAGATGCAAATGCTCAACTTGAGATATTACCAGAAGACAGGTCAACTAGAACTATAAGTGGTTCAGTATACCAATCGGGTGGAAACCGAAAAGCAAATCCAATCATCGGATTACTAACTGGTTTTGTAGCACAACCACCTAGCACTATAATCCGCAATGAACTAGATAGATTAAAGTTTGATTACATGGAACTGACGCCAAGAAGAATAACCACGGACCCTCCTATGTCAAGTCAGGCCAGAGATGAAATGGGTAAGTTAGTAGAAAGAGAACTGGCAAACTTTATACAGGAAGATTACTATAAAGATTTACCGACTAATGAATCTAAACGAAGAGCGTTAAAAGAACAAATAAACACATTAAAATCTCTAGCCAGAAATAGAGTTTTAAATCCAGACAGAGCAGATACTTTGGCTGAAGAGGCTTATTTATTAAAGCTAGAATACTATGACCTGCCGAAGTCTATAAGAAAAGTTAGACAAGCTAACTATAAACAAGAGTTTCCGGGTAGAGATTTAGAAGAAGATGAGGCTTGGTGGTATGATAAGGAATAACTATATGCAATCACATATATCATTAGCCAGCCCCATGCCAATAGCATACAAGAGCCAGCCAACGATAGCAGCAAACGTTGCATACCTAGCGATTGTCACCATCACCCTGTATACGATTTCTAGCTTTCCTATCAGCCAGTTTCTCCAAGTTGTCTTCCATGATTCTA